CCGTTACGAAGGCATACGGGGACACCTCTGCGCGGGCTGTCACCCACGTTTCCGATCTGTCCTTTGAAACGATCCGACTTGGACAAACAACCATGCCGGAACTGGCAAACGGAATCCAGAAAGCGTCTGGCTCCGCCGCTGCCCTTCACGTTTCACAAGAGGAATTGTATGCCGGATTCGCAACCTTGACCGGTGTTATCGGCAATACCGATACCGTGGGTACAGCTCTGAACACCCTGTACACAAAGATGCTGAAACCGTCCAAGGCACTATCAAAGGCCGTGGAAAGTCTGGGCTACAAGTCAGCCTATGCAATGGTTCAGCAGGAAGGCTTGGGCGGAACTATTAAGAAACTGGGGCAGTACGCAGGCGGTGACGCAACGAAGTTTGCTGCTCTGTTTTCTATGCGTGATCTAAAAGCCGCACAAGGCATCCTGAACACCATGGATGTGTACGAGCAGAAACTTTCGGAATTGCAGGATGCGGACGGCGCAACAGACCGAGCATTTATGACCAGCATAAACAACTGGAATGATATGTTTGGCATTGCTTCCAACAAGGTATCTGTCTTTGCACAGCAGGTCGGCATGAAACTGTTGCCCTACGCGAAAGATTTTTTATCGGACGCTATGCCAAAAATCGACAGCCTGATGGACACAGTGCTGGCAGGCATCGACAAAATCATGCCGAAAATTGAAGCACTGTTCAAGTACCTGTCCCAAAATGGGCCGCAGGTGGCAGGCATCGCTTCGGCGGTGGCTGCTGCATGGGGCGGCATGATCGCTGCCCCGAAAATCGAATCAGGCGTGAAAGGCGTTGCCAGCTTTCTGTCCTCTGGGATGGGAAAAGCAAAAGGAGGTGGCGCAAAACTCCTTGGAAAAGCAAAGGGATTTGGCGGTTCAATGCTGGCAGGTATCAAAGACCTTCGCGCAAATCCGGGTCTTATCAAATCGCTTCCTGTCTTTGGATGGGCACACAACGTAAAAAATATTCCCGCAAACGCAAAGCAGGCTGTGCTGAATGAGATTAACAGTTCGGGTAGTCTGCTGAAGGTAATAGGTGCGGGCGCTGGATCGGTATTTGGAAAAGGCGGTCTGAACGTGGGCGGCATCGCAAAAGGTGCTGCTTCGCCGTTTCTAGGCATGGGCAAGGTGTTCCTTGGAATGCTTAGTTCCACCGGTCCGGTCATCGTGGCGATTGGCACCATCATTGCGCTGTTCAGCATTCTGGGCGATCATCTGGACGACATCCGGGGACTTGTGCAGAACACCTTCGGCGAACAGGGCGTTGCGGTTTTTGATGGCTTTGTTGGCGCAGTGCAGAACGTCGGCGCTACGATTCAGCAGGCGCTTTCACCGGAAGGACTGGCAGGCATCAAAGATTTTATCACGCAGACATTTGGCGAGGGCGCAGGCAACGCCTTCGGAATGTTTATCCCGCTGATCCAGTCGGTGGCTGGCATTGTAGGTCAGCTGGTAGACTTGGGCGTGAACTACCTGAAACCGCTGATTCTGGAAGTCTTTAACTTCATGACGACGCAGGCACTTCCTGCACTGATTCCGCTGCTGGCATCGGTGGTGTCGTTGGTCGGTACAACGCTGGTGAATGCGGTGAAAGTCGTGGTCGGCATCGTGCAAACGCTGCTGCCCATCGTGGAACCGGTCATCATGGGAATTATCAGCCTGATCCAGAGCATTGTTTCTGTGACGATCAAGGTCGTCAACGGCATCATTGGTGCACTGAATAAAATTTCAGTGCCAGTCCCGGACTGGGTGCCCGGCATCGGCGGAAAGACCTTCGGCTTTAACTTGTCTGAAGTCGCCATGCCACAGTTTGCACAGGGCGGCTTTACCAACGGACCGTCTATTGCGGGTGAAGCTGGAACCGAAGCAGTTATTTCCTTCCAGCGCGGTGTACGGCAGCAGAACATTGATATCTGGCGCATGGCAGGACAAATGCTGGGCGTGCAGGACAATGACGGCAGTATGCCGCAGATCGTGTTCTCGCCGAACATCACAATTTCCGGCGATGCTGACCCGGCGGAAGTGACCCGAAAGACGAAGGAACTGTTCAAGCTGTTCGAGCAGTTCTTGGATCAGTATTTCAGAAAACATAACAAGGTGGCATACAGCAGGTGAGGTGACGGACAGTGCCGTACATAACGGTGAGTGGTGACACGTTTGACGTGATCGCCAAGAAAGTTTACGGCGATGAATACTGCGCCGATATCCTGATGCAGGCAAACCCGGAACAGGTCGGAACTTTTCGATTTGATTCCGGGGTCGTTCTGAAAACCCCGGCACTTACGGAGGAACAGAGCGGTAGCCTGCCGCCGTGGAAGGTGAGCTGATGGAACCGAGAAGCGCAAGCGTGAAGCTGATCTATAACGAACAGGACATCACAGAGGATATTTCGGCAGATATCGAAAGCATTTCCTACGAAGGCAATGCGGCAGATAACAGCAACAGCGTGAGTGTGACCATCAATGCGATGGAAGACAAATGGCTGAATAAGTGGATGCCCACAAAAGGCTCAACACTGGATGTAACATTCTTTACCCACAACTGGCCCGATGAAGGACAGGAAGGGCAGATGAACGGCGGTGTTATGACGGTGGACGATATCAGCTACAGCGATGCCCCTTGTACCATGACCATCAGCGCCACGGCGAAACCAAACGATACCGATTTTTCGGAGGAAGACCGGGAATATATCTGGAAAAACACCAGCGTCAAGAAAATTGCTCAGACGATTGCCGGGCGGTACTCGCTTGAACTGGGGTTTGATGGAAAGGACGCAGAAATCGTAAAGCGAGAGCAGAAGGCAACGGACAGTGCTTTTCTGAACGAGCTTTGCAAAGACTACGGCCTGATCCTGAAAGCGTACTCAAAGAAGCTGTGGATTTATGACCGAGAAGCTTACAAGCAGAAAAAGACGGTGGCGACCATCGACCGGGCGGACATCGTGCCGGGGTCGTTCAGTTTTAGTGATGGGTTCGATGGGACATACACGCATGGTATCTGGGAGTATTCCAACCAGACCAAGAAAATCAAAATCAGGGCGGAGATCGGCAAGAACGGCAGGACAAAACGCATATCCAAATATGCGTCCAGCCCTGCCGATGCAGAACGCCGTCTGCAAGCCGCGATGGACAATGCGAATCACGGCGCAACGAAAATCAAGTTCAAACTGGCTTTGGCGCAAATCGAACTGTGCGAGAGCCAGACCATCGAGATTACAGGATATGGAAAGCTGTCCGGTAAATACTTCATTGACAAGGTATCACCGGATTATAGCAGGGGCGGAGGAATGGATCAGTCCTTTGAATGCAGCAAAATCCCCGGAGCCGAGGAAGACAAGGACGAAACCAACGGCAAGGAGGTCACGCTGAACAATACCCCGCTCTACTACACCAGCGTGGACAAGAAGCCGGTCCGCAAGGTGAGCGGAAAGTATTTCCTGTATGACGGTATCAATGTGGCAGGGCGATACCGGATCACGAACCTTGCTTCCCGCTGCGGCAAAACGCCAGTGGGGAAGAATGTGACCGGTTGGGTCGATGCAAAGGACATTGGGGGTGTTACCTGATGGCAGATACGATCCGCTTCGGCAAGGTGTCAAACATCAACTACGAAACCGGCTGCATGGAAATCGTGTACGAAGACCGGGAAGACAGCGTGACGGACATGATCCCGATGCTGGCAAATGCCGGGTACAAGATGCCGAAGGTCGGAGATACCGTTGCAGTGGCGCATAATTCTAACGGATCAGAAGAAGGTGTGGTGATGGGCACTGTCTGGGGAGAAAATGAAAAGCCCCCGGAGGGTGCCCAAAACCTTTACCGGCAGGACTTCGATGACGAACCGGGAAAGTGCTATTTCCGCTATGACGGAAAGAAAGCTACCTTCCACAATGAGGGCGACACGAAGTCGGAAACCAAGAAGAACAAAACGGAAACCGTTGACGGAAATGCTGAACTGGAAGTGAAAGGGAAGCTGACCGTGAAAGTGGGAAGCTGCACAGTCACGATTCAGGGCGGCACCGTTCAGATCGTGGGCGGTTCTCAAATCAGTATGAATGCACCCACCATCACCATTGATGGCGGAACAGTCAATATCACAGGTGGTGGCGGCGATGCGGTAATCAGCGGGATCAGTCTGGTAAACCACACGCACAAGTATACGCTGCCGCTCCATGCCGGAGGCATGGGCGATACAGTAAAGCCGACATAAACCGCAGGAGGGCACAGTATGCAGGTTGGGTGCTTTGGAAATCTGGTTTTCTCCGTGAACAGCAAAAAAGTGTTCACGCTGGAAAATATTCAGGGCAGCACCGGCAGCGAATGGGCAACCCACAACACCACCGGAGGAAAGCCAAAAAGCGAGAAGACCGGGGAAAAGCTGATGTCGTACAAGTTTACGGTCACGCTGGATGCACAGTTTGGAGTGAAGCCCCGCGAAATGCTGACCACAATCCAGCAAATGGCCCAGAACGGCACGGTTGATTACCTCATCATCGGAAATGAACCGGTCGGGATGTGCCTGTTCAAGCTGACGGACGCTTCCGACAAGTGGGATTGCGTAACATCCGGTGGGCGGCTGGTACGCTGCAAGATCGACTTATCATTTGAGGAATACGCATGATACTGGGAGAAGCAAAAATTGAACTTGCATCATCCGACATGGATGATGCAGAGGATATCTGCGAATGCCTGAAAGTGCTGTACTCTGCAAGAACCGGAGAGCAGGGACTTGACCGGGACTTCGGACTTTCCATGGATGCCGTAGACCGGCCTATGAGTGCCGCAAAAGCGCTGATGGCGGCAGAGATCGTCCGCAAAACAAAAAAGTATGAACCCCGCGTTGAGGTGGTCCATGTGGAATGGGACACCTCAAAAGAGGGACAGGGAATCTTAATTCCGAAGGTGGTGCTGCGAAGTGTCTGAAATTGCCCAGCTTAAAGACCTGCCGGATATCAGTTTTATCGACAACCTGACCATGAAGGAGGTTGAAGAACTGACAAAGAACGGATTCAGCCGATCCATGCAGGGCACGACCGGGCAGACACCGGTTATTTATCCCGCGAGTGTCCCAGCGCTGGTGCTGAAAGCTATGACGCTGCTTGGATATCAAATCCTGCAATACGTTGATGCCGGCCCGAAACGGATGTTGCTGAAATATTCGGCACACGACGATCTGGACGACCTGGCCGGAAACTATGGCTTGATCCGTCGCCCTGCTGAAAAGGCGAAGGTAACGATCCGGTTTACACTGTCTGATGCAAAACAGCCCGGCGCCGTAGGCATTCCGGCGCAGACCCGCGTTAGAACGCAGGATGGCATTTATTTTGCCACGACGGAGTATGCAGAGATCACGCCCGGTTCGCAGTATGCGGACGTAGAAGCAGAAGCGGCAGAAGCGGGAGCGGCGTGGTCCGGCATCGAGAAAGGACAGATCAATCAGCTGGTAGACCCAATCCCCTATGTTGCATCGGCGGTA